ACCGTGGAAAGTGTGTTACCTTCACTTGGTTTTATAGCAATTCTAACCTTTCCATATATCGGCGGATCATCATCCTCACCGCCCCATGCAACTACCGAATCTGATCCACTATAATCACGTTTTACTATTCTTACATAATCTTGTGCTGTTACACATCTATTTTGAGCATCATAATTTTTAGGAGCACTAAATTTAATTTGTTCTATTGTGTCTGCCACTGCTCCACCAGCTGCAGCCGATTCAGAAGTTACTAATACGTTTGAATAACCCCCAACATCTGTCACCACAGAAAATGTATTACAACCATTTGTAGCATTAGCTTCAGCTATCAATGAAGTAAGAATTACAATATTTCCATTCGATATTTTTCTTCCTATTGTATCATCACCAAATTCGATAACATGAGCTCCTTCATCTACTGGTGAAATAAAATAACAATTAGTTGTTGAATTGACTGTAGTAATATCATTTGCAAGTGCATATGCAGCAGTATTTGTATCAGAGCTCGATGTTTGAATTACCACCGTTAAACCATCAATATCTGAATTAGCATTAGGCAGTTTAAACTCTTGATCTGGATCTCCTGTATTAGCCGTATATCGATGTGTAATTGGAATCCCTTGAGTTAATGCTACATTAGCAATAGTATAAACTCCATTAGCATTAACATTAACAGTATAAGAATTGCTCGTACACCAAATAAAAGTGACACCATTAACATCCCCCTGAAATTGAGTATTCTTGCCTATACTAATTGTAGCAGGAGAACCAGAAGGAGTTATATCTAATGCAACTCTTGCTTTAGATCCTATTACAGATCGAGGCAGATATCCAAGATGTTTAGCACGAGCAACAACCGAATCACGCAAAGTAGCAGAATCAAGAAACATCTCGTTCGCTACCATGTTTGCATAAAATGCGTTATAATGGGTATTGTATGCCATGATATCTATTAGAACATCAAAAGCCGATCCAGAAAAATCATAACCAGCAAATTCTGCTTGGCCCGTCATGAAATTTCTCATATTCGTTTTTATTTTGTCAAAATCTAATTCCGATACATTTAACCTTGAAGCTGCAGTTGATGCCATTGTTTATCCTCTAGTTCTCTCCAAAAAAAGTGACATATTTTCTTTTTCGACTTGGTTATCTGGTTGAAAAAGAATATCTATTTCGTAACCATTTTGTTCTTCCTTAGCAGTAACTCCCACATGAAGGACATTTGCTCTAGGTTCTTCCGTTTGTATAGCCACCAGTAATCTCTGTTGAAGTCTTGCTGAAGTCAGAGCATTCATATTTTCAAATAAAAGAGGCCCTATTATGCCACCCTTTTCTGGTTGAAATAATCTTTCATTCCTTCCAGTAAATATAATATTCTTAATTGCTCTTTTTATAGCAGTAGTTTTTTTGACCATATTGAGATCGCCATGGGTTGGATGCTTCCCAAACGACATATCAATATCTCTGTATTCTTTTCCGAATGTTTGTGCCATGTTACTCGTTTATATTTAGTTGTTTAAGTTAGTCCTAAAGCATTTGCTAGAATTGTTATAGGATTAGTTCCGCCTGTTTCTACACCTACAAATAATACACCCATTGAATATGATAATTCTGGTAATCCACTAGCTCCTGTTAATCCTGACTGAATGCCTTTGTTTCCTTCATTCTGATTTGGTATATACAATGAATATACCCCAGCAGCAGGCAATCCCTCTGAAAAGAATTTAAGAAATTTAGTTATAATCGCAATCATCTCTCCCAAGAATGCTTCTACTCCTTTGATTAAATCAATTAAATCTTGAATCATACCTACTGAATCTGTAACCATTCCTTTTAATTGTATCACAAAATTCTCTAGCGTTTGAAAAAAATCTGCCCAGCCTGGAATAATATTTTTTATAGCTATACCATCAAAATCTGGTGGGGTAGATTCTGGTGGAAGCTCTAGCTTCTCTCTCATCACTTTAGCAGTTTTGCTATACACTCGTTCGCCCTCTGGGCCTGTACGAGTGTTAATACCTTTGATAACATAATTTGGACTACCATCCGCCAATTTTCCTTTTATTTCACAATCTCCTACCCATTCGCCGGGCCAAAATGCATCCATAGCATTAGGAGATTTTTTTGGCCCAATCAATAATTTCATATCTAACCATCTTCCAGCAGAATTATCATCTATTATTTGAGTGGTTTCTGTAATATTTCCTGCATCATCAGTAGAGGGCACCTTAACCTCTCGTTCCATTATAACTTGACTTTCACTCTGTATCTCTAAAATTTCTCCTATTCCACCATAAGATTCGCCCATTAGAATATCACCAACTTCAAATTTTTCATAATTAGTATCATGGGAAGTTACATTTACAACAGTATTAGCTGATAATGATAAATCTTTCAATCTATCAGAAAGTCTTTTGCCCATACCACCAGCAAAATCAGAAACATCCCCAAAAAAATTACCCAATGAATTAAATGTTTCTACGAACACATCAAAATCTGGAGCTCCAATTACAATAGCAACAGCTCCCACACCGAAACCAGTATCAGCGGTTCCTCCTTTAAGATTCGGCCTTCCTTTTTTAAGCATTGTATTAATAGCTTTTCTGGATGCTTTAAAATCTTTAATTACTGAACCGTCCTCATCACTCTTTCCTATATTGTATAATTCAAGGCCGAAATTCTTCCCAGAGTCCCACCCAGAATATGATGCTCCAAATTCATCAAAAACCGTTTCCCCAGCTGCTATTGATTTTCCTACATCATTTGATTGAAATTTAGCAACATCACCTTTATCATCAAACGCGTTAGACATTTCTCCAACCACTTGTGAAGTACTAAATTTGGTAAATGTACTTATTGAAGTAAGAGGATCTACAGGTTCGCCAGCTTGCCATCCAACTGCTTGTGGATTCCAACCACCTCTAATAATTTTAAAGGGAGTAACTAGTTTTGGGAGTTTTATATTTTTACCATTTACGGCAGCTGTTTTTTGAGCTCCTGATGCATCCATTTCATATATAATATTTCCTGCTTCATCTCTTTGTATTTCAAGGCCAAAGGTTTCCCCTTTCCCAATTTTGGCGGCTTGTACATTTTTAACATAATACGGATCGACCCACAACATCCAATATCCTGCTTCTTTAATATCATTAAGAGCAGAAAGTACCTCATCAGCTAAAGCATTCAATAGTAACAAAAGAGGATTCGCTGATTGAAGTTGAGCAAGCAATTTGACCAACTCCATTGCTGTACTAGCAAGACTAAGAGTTACTTGGACTGCTTCAGCGGCTCCCTTTGCTCCTTCGGCCACCTTAGCTATATCGCCAATATCCCCTAATTTTTGAGATTTCCATTCAGCCATTTTTCTTTTTTTCCTCTTCTTCTAAAATTTTTGCCTGGAGCATTCCTTCCCAAGCTTCTCTTTTATCTTTCATAACCACTTGATACATTTCTGTTAGCTCCTTGGTTTTTTCAAGAAGGGTTACTAAGTCATTTCTTTTAAGTGGTTCGTTACTCCACTCAGATTGTGTACTCTTTTTCTCGTCCTGAGAAGATTTCATATTTGTTCCTTGCTTTTTTAACATTTTCAACTAAATCAGTAAGACTTTGAATGTCTCTCATTACACCGCCAATCACATCTACGTGCTGCCCTAAAGCATGATTTATCGAATCATAAATTGATTTACCATATGGAATATACGCCATAGCATTACTAGATGGATTTGTTAAATTAAAAGTATTAGCACTTGGTATACTCGACACCTTGACAGCTGGCGGATTTTTTCTTCCACTTGTTGGACTACCACTATATGACGCAATCCCTATTCTAGTATCTAGTTCAGCTATTCTAGCTGTAACTTTTGTCTTAAATGTATTTACTAGAGCATTATAATATACCCATGTTCCGGCAGTAGAAACATCTCCATAACCAGTATAACTAGTAAGTGCACCTAAAGCAGATCTGCTATCACCTGTAGCTGATCTCATTCTATAAGCTGAAGATACTGGCCCAGATCCATTAGTAGCAAAATTATTAGAAGATGAATTAGAACCGCTGAAAGTGATCTGATGAACTTCTATTGCTGAAGTATTAGAATTAAAGGATACATTATTATTATAGAAGTGTGTATCAGAAATTCCACTACCAGAATTAGCAGTAGATGTACTACCAACAATTGGATCATAAGAAGTGGTATTTACAGCCAAAACTTCTGAACTAGTGAGTTTTGCTTTAGCAAAAACATGATCCTCACTATTCAACATATACTGTGCTCGATTGTAAGCGCAAGCAAAAACTGTCGCAGCTGAAGTAAAAGCATGAGCGACAGTAGTTGTTCCTGGCACAGTGCCTGGATAAGAGGGCGATTCAGGAGGATAAGCCGTATAAGCAGTTGGTGGACTCTTTGTTGTAGAAGTAGTATCCGTTACTGTAAGTTTATATAATACATTATTAGCTTTACTTATGCCATAAAAAGCAACTGTTGATGAACTGGGGGAGCCTGGCGCAGCTGAACCACTAGTGTTTGCAAAGAAAAATCCAGCATCATTGGAAACAGTAGGAGCAGAATATGAGCTGCCGGACGATGAGGTTCCAGTAAAAGCAGTCAACTTAGGAGTAGCTGGTTCCGCTGGAATGTTTATTACAGCAGATTTTGTTGCTGACGGAACAACTCTGGTGGGCTCTGCATATACATTTGCTAAAGCATCTGTAAGATTTGTAGAGACTGCGGCCGCTCTAGGTTCAGCTGTATTTGGTAAAGGATGACCCGCTTGATATGTTACTGTCGTAACAGCTGCACTATTAGCCTGAGCAGATTGTGATGAATCCGCTAATGGATTTACCATATAAAAAAACTTAGTAGCATTATCAGCCAGATATTGATACTCATCTTCTGCAATAGCATCATAAGCAGGGGCTGGGCCCACAGAAGTTTTATCCTTCATCCAATGTATATGGCGTCCCGCCCAAATGTCCTTATCGGTTAATCCACTTGGTTGTGTTCCCACAAGAACTCCATCTTTGGTTTCTGCTGACTTATTGGTTCCAGCATTTGCTGGTTTAAATGGCAAATTTTCTATTTGAGGATAAACTGTTCCTATCGTTGTTCCACTTTGAGAAGTAGATCCTCCTGTTTCTTTTCCATCAGCAGAAATATCTCCTCTAGAACTAGCTATCAATCCATCAGAATTAGAAGCTGGATCGAAATATCCTAAAAGGGCTTGAAATTCGGAAGTGTTTGCCATCAAAACATCATCCGCTCCATGATGAGTTGCTCCATAACTACCGTCATCATCTCCTACTGCACTCCAACCTTCATTTTTAACCAATCCTTCAGCAGTGATCTCCACCTGAGCAAATATATCATGAGCATCATGTCCAAGAGGTATGTGGCCTAAAGATAAAGTTAAATCTGAACCACTAGAAGTAGCATTGACAGACAACCTAATTTGATTAAGAGAAGATTGAACGGCCGCTATAGTTGTATTAGCAGGAATTCCAGTACCACTAATAGTATCCCCAAAATTAACCAATTCAATATCTTCATCAGACACATCAACAACTACTAAGTCGTTAACTGTAACCGAACCAGTTACGGTATAATTATCCACTTTAGCAGAATGTTTTTTTAGATAAAATTTTTGACCAAGCAACGGGCCGCCTGGAGTATACTCAGTATTACTACCAACCGCAAGATGATCGGCCAAAGTTATCACTTTGAGTTCTGTATTGCTTCCAGCATTCAATACTGATATACTTGCTACATTACATTTAGCAAACTCATAATTCCAAGTATTTGCTTCTGCTTCACTTTCTATACTACTGCCGTAAGCTACAGCATTCCCAAACACTCTATCCTCATCAGGAGTCTCATATGCTTTTTGTTTTTTATCGTCTATAGAAACCAATTCTCCGCTTTCACGATACCGTATCAAATAATAATCTCCCACATATACACTGAAAGTATTTGTTATAGAAGAATTGGATATTGTCTGAGTATCAGTGCTAGTGTTACTTAAAAATATGGTATTATTTTCTCCCACATCAGTACAAGCATATCCAAATACTGAAGTATTTGGCTCAGTCAAAATTAAAGCACTATTAACCGATTCAGCAGATGGAAGATTAAAGCTTCTCATAGTAGATGTTGTATACCCCATCAACAATGCTCTTTGTTTCCCCAGCAACTGACATAGAGCAGGAATGTTATGACCCCCAAAGCTTTTAGTAAGGGCTGCCATATAAGTTTCAGAAAACTCTCTAGCTAAAGTAAGTTTTTTTATAACATCAATGCGAGTATCAACAAACACATTTGGTTGATCTTCTAATTCCTTTTTAATTTCTAGTTTTTTCTTTTCAAGATTTCCTGGCATGATTCTCCATTAAGATAGTGGGCCGGTGAAAGGAACAGGTGGGGCGCCTGGAATTAATCCACTTACTACCCATGTTTTTGCCCATTGATCCAATATATCAGCTAAGTCCTTACAAAACAATGGCGGAGCTGGTGATGGCCCCGAAAATAATTGCATCAATTGTGGCGTATGAGATGGAGCAATAACTGGTGGCCCAATTTGTTGTGCTGACATAAAAGTTAGTCCCATAGTAGTTAATGCTGTAGCTATTTGAGATCCCACCATAGCACCAACTGGAAGCATAGACCCAAACACACCAGCAATTGCAACTCCAGCTGGAGACATTCCAGATGGTGGCCCAGTGGCAGGAAATCCCCCAGCATTCATTCCCATCGATAAATAATTTCCAAATGCATTAGCAATTGCCTTACCAGGCTGCATTGGTGTTGGAGCGGGCCCAGCAAACTGTCCCAATAACTCCGCAAACATTGTTGCTCCTACTAGTGCCATCAGTCTAACGTAAGTCCTACTTTTAAAGATTTCAAAAGTGCCAACTGAACTGATGCCGGTGGCATCGGAGGCCCAGTTGGGCCAGTTCCAGATGGGTGAGTATGATTCGTTATTATATCTATTAATTCTTTCAAAATTTCACCAAGTGTAGCAACCAATCCTTTAATTTTTACTTTGCCTGATACTCCAATTGATACTTCTCCAAGTAGTCCCTCCATTTTAGCAGCACCACTTAACTCTAATTTTATTCCAGCAAGTAAACTAGATAATTTAATAGGCCCAAGAAGAGATGAAGCAGAAATACCTTTTGCTCCAAGATTATCATATATCTTAATTCCTCCGCCTGTTGCCAATGCTGGTATTTGAATCCCCGCCTGTATCCCGCCTGGGCCCAAGTTCAATTCTATTCCACCAGTGAGAAGACTATCTGTACATTCCAATGCTTGCTTACCAAGAGTGGTAGTAACCTTATTACTGTAACCCAATGTAATAGCAGGAAGACCACCAAATATACTTGCATTAATAGAATCGGTAATGTTCAAAGCAACCT